GACATTTCATTTTGAAGTAAAAGACCTAGTTACCCAGTTTGTAGCTGCTTTTGATGATATTATTATTAAGCGCTATGATAAAAATAGAGTACCGCAAACAAATATTCAAGTTCGTTATGTTTACTCGCCCAAGCAAAGAGTAATATATGATTTAGTAAATAAAGCGCAGAACATAACTGTACCAGTTGTTGCTATTAATATTACTAACGTTAGTCGTGATGAAAGTAGAGTCTTCAATAAGCTTGCTGGTTTTTATTTAACAAGAGGTTCAAGCGAGACAGATGCAGGTAAAACATCTAATTTCTATCGTACACCTGTGCCTGTTAATATTACTATTTCTATGTCCATAATTACAAAATTTCAAACAGACATGGATCAAATTATATCCAATTTTGTCCCTTATAATAATCCTTATATTATTCTTTCCTGGAGAGTACCAGATGATGTGCTTCCAGGCTATGGTACCTCGCAAGAAATAAGAAGCGAAGTTTTATGGGATGGTAATATTAGTCTCAATTATCCCATTGAAATAACAGCACTAGACAAATATAGAATAACAGGTGATACCACTTTTACTATCAAGGGATGGCTCTTCCAAGCTACGCAAAGTGGTACAGGTAACATATTTTATATTGATAATAACTTCTATACTACCTCTATACTCACTACCTATGAAACACTTACATCTTTAAATTATACATATCCATTATCTACAGGCCTAGTAACAGAGACAGAATTTGTAGGTATATCTGCAAATCCTCAAATTACCAATGTCCAATACTAATTGAATAACATATAGATCTTTTAATTATATAGTATATCATAAATAATACTGATATGGCAGACCCTAATCGCGAATCTACATTTGGTCGGGACTTAATGAAGTATGTATCTTCTAAGTTACCATATCAATCTGTTAATATCCAAGATAAAATTAACACTCTTAATCCCAAATACGAGGAATTTTTTGATAAAGGTACAAAGAGAGAAGAGGCATTAGCGCGTCAATCCATATCATCATCACTTACCTTTACTGACGATCTTTACGCAAACGTTGTACAGAATAAAGATTATCATAACTTTATGTACGCTAACTTACAGCCTGATAAAGGCCGTAGGTTAACAGATTATAGAGTAATGGCAGCTTTTTCTGAAGTTGCAGATGCTTTGGATGAAATTTGTGATGAATTTATTAACAAAGATGATAACGGTGATATAGTAAAATTAAGATTTAGAGAAGCTAGGATTTCAGAAGAGCAAAAAGAAAAACTTAAAAAAGAGTTCCAAAAATATATTGGTTATTTTGATTTAGAAAATAAAGGTTGGGAATATATTAGACAACTTTTAGTTGACGCAGAAGTTTATTGGGAACATATTGTTCATAAAAAATACCCCGAAGAAGGTATTCTCGGTGTAGTAAGCATTCCCTCTGACATCATTGATCCCATTTTTGAAAATGTACAAAACCAAATTATAAGAGGGTATTTGCTACGTAAAAATATTTACGATACAAAAAATCCTGGTAAAGTAGCTAAGGTAGAGCTTATTCCAATGGATGGAAATCAAGTCACGTATATTAATTCAGGTATATGGAATGAAACAAAAACAGTGCGTCTACCTTTCATCGAGAACGCTCGACGCGCTTATAGACAGTTATCACTCATAGAAGATGCTATCGTGATTTATCGCTTAGTTAGAGCACCAGAGCGTTTGATCTTTAACGTCGATGTAGGTAATATGGCGCCGCCTAAAGCAGAAGCCTATCTACGTAAACTAATGACAAATTATTGGTCGAGAAGAACATATGATGCCGATCAAGGCGCAACAGTACAAAAATTTAATCCGCAATCAATGTTAGATAGTTTTTGGTTTGCAAAGCGTGCTGGCAGCGAAGGAACCCAAGTAACACAATTGCCCGGTGGATCAAATTTAGGTGAACTTACCGATTTAATGTACTTTGTTAAGAAGCTATATAAAGCGCTCAAAGTACCTACAAATAGGCTTAATCCTGAAGACACATTTAGAGATGGTACTGATATCCTCAGAGATGAATTAAAGTTTGCTCGATTTATTATTCGTCAACAACAAAGATTTGCAGCAGGCTTAAAGAACGGGTTTATCACTCATCTAAAGTTAAAAAAGATTTGGGATGAATATAATCTTAAGGAAATGGAGCTCGAGTTATTCTTTAATGTACCGACAAACTTCTATGAGTTAAGAGAGAATCAGAAGTTCCAACTTAAAGCAGAAAACTTTAATAGCATTACACAAAGCGAGCTCGTTTCCAAAACATATGCACAAAAGAAGTATCTCGGATGGTCTGATACCGATTTAATGGCTAATAGAGAGTTCTTAAGAAAAGATCGAGAGATGTTATGGGAGTTAGATCAAATAACTAATAATGGTCCAAATTGGCGCGAAGTTGGTGCAGTACAGGGTGGTCAAGGTGCAGAAGGCGCTGCAACTGATGGAGGAGCAGGTGGTGGCGGTTCAAGATTACCTCCGCAATTTGGTCCCGCACCAGCAGAAGCCGGTGGCGAGACAGGCGGTGAAGCTGCAGCTGCTCCTGCAGCTACCGGTGGTGGATCTCAACTTCCTGCAGGAGCTCCTGGTGGTGCAGCAGCTGCTCCACAATAAATAGTTAAATGGATTGCTCTGCTATAACACCAGTTTCTGCTTTTCAAAGCACGAATCTAACAAGTAAGATAGATTCATTTTCTCGCTTAGCAGATAGGATAACACGCTCTCTAGGTGCTCCATTAGTTAATCTCGAACTACATCATGATCAACTATTTGAAAATATTTCTATTGCATGCGAAATGTTCGCAAAATTTGCAGGCTATACAGAAGAATATCTAATTTTTGACTCCAATCTCTACGAAGACGGTAAAGGTATAAGATTAGATGCACTATTCACTATTACACCTTATTTTAATCAGCGTATAGTTCCTTCAAGTACAGTTTATGCTGCAACATCTACAATTCCTGCAGCAGCCTTTAGTTCTTCTCCAGTCTTATCCTCAACATATAGTTCAGGTATTTTCGAAAATCAAATTCTTACAACATCAGCTTATCTAAGTGTTATTAATTACAATGGTGTTCTAGGTAATTATTTTGCAGCATCGCAAAACAGTCAGACAAATTATATTAATAGTTTTGACTATGATGTTATGGATTATAGAAAAGTTATAGATATTGTAGACTTTGAAGAAGGATCTACTACAGGAGTTAATACACTTTTTACAATTGAGCAGACATTAGCTCAGCAAACATACTTTAGCTACGCAATGGGTAATTATGGATTTGATTTAATTAGTTGGTATACCTTAAAGAACTGGCTTGAAGTTAGAGAAAAATTATTAGCCCAAAAGAGATCAATATCTTTTAATGACAGAACGCAATATATGCAGTTTTATCCACCACCCCGTACACCGGGTTCTGGAAGTAGATTCTATGGAGTAGTAAATTGTTATGTTGAAAGACCATTAAGAGACTTAATTAAAGAGCAATGGGTATATCAATATGCTCTTGCTTTAAGTAAAATATCAATTGGTAATGTAAGAGGTAAATATACTGGTACAACGCTTTTCGGTGGTGGTCAAATTAATTATAGCGATCTTCTTTCACAGGGATTAAATGAAAAAGAAAAGCTTGAACAGAAGCTTTACGAAGGCGCGCCTGGATTAGGCGATGCAGCACCGCCTTCATTCTTTGTAGGATGATACCTCTTAACGGCAGTAATAAATTTAGACAAGGTTTGTTTAAACCAAAAAATTCATCTAAATATGTAGGTAGAACACCTCCTGTATATCGTTCAGGATGGGAATTAAGGTTCTTTAGATGGTGTGATGAGAATACTAATGTATTAGAATGGGCCTCAGAAGCAATTATTATACCTTATGTTAACCCTATTGACGGTAAAGGGCATAGATATTATACAGACGGCGTTGTAGTAATCCGTGAAACTAATGGAATAAACAAGTATATTATTGAGATAAAACCAAGTGATCAATTGAAGCAACCAACAACGGGGAGAAAAAAAAATAGCACGTTAATTTATGAGAATAAGAGGTATATACAGAACATGGCTAAATGGAATGCTGCTAAAAAGTGGTGTGAACAAAGGAATTATAAATTTCTAATATTAACAGAGAAAGAGCTAGGATTAAGATAATTTGGTATTAAAGTAATAAATAATATTATGGCTTTACGCTTATTAGTTGAAACACCGGCTCCTGAAGAGCAATTTGAATACATTTTAGAAGAAAAGAATTCTAAAGAACCAGCAAGACTTTATATTCAAGGTCCTTACATGATGTGTGAGACAGTTAATAAGAACCAACGAATTTATTCACGAGATGACATGGAAAAAGAAGTCAACCGTTATGTTACAGAGATGGTTAATACAAAAAGAGCCATGGGAGAATTAAACCACCCTACATCAGCTGAGGTTAATCTTGAGAGAGCGTGTCATATTGTTAATAACATGAGAATGGAAGGTAATCTTGTAATAGGCAAGTCACAAGTATTATCTACGCCTATGGGTCAAATTGTTCGTTCATTAATTAATGACGGTGTTAAGGTTGGTATGTCTAGCCGCGCACTTGGTAAATTAAATGAAGGTACCGGTGGTGTCAATCGTGTTACTGATATGAGATTAGTAGCGGTTGACTGTGTTGCTGATCCATCGTGTCCAAAAGCTTTTGTTAACGGTATTCTCGAAAGTAAACAATTTGTTTTAGATATGAATGGTGCTTTAGAAGAAGTTTATGAAGGCTTAGAAAAAGCCATTAAGAATCTTCCAGCAAAAGAAGTTCAAACATATCTTAAGGAACAAATTATTTCCTTTTTTACATTTCTAAGAACATCATGAGCAAGGAGCAGATAAACGAGGCTGGCTTAGGTAAAGTATTAGGTACTGCTGCAGCTTTAGGAGGTGGAGCTCTTTTAGCTAATAAAGCAGGCTCATTCTTAAAACGTAATCCACAAGCTGCAAGTGCTTTAGCTTCTGGTGCAGGCGCAGCTGCAAAGGGGTTAATATCGCTAATTGCCCCTATAGTAAAAGAAGTTGGTCCTGCTGTTGCCAAATCAATTTTAAAACAAAAATACGGTATAGATATACCTGACATTACAATTCAAAAAGCAGCTGCAGCGCCCACAGTTAGTACATCTATGGGATCACAAGGTCTTGCTGTGGCAGGTCAACAGCAACCCCAACAGCAACCACCGGTAATCAACAAGACACCTGCAACAACTACTACAACAACACCTTCTAGTAATCCTGAGGATGATCATGAAACACTGGAAACGCTCAATAACGATCCTGAATTAAGTAATTTAGCTAGAAGTACAGGATCAAGAGGACCTGCTCTTGGCAATAAGCTTAAATCCGATCCCAAAGCAATAGAAAGAGCAAAGAAGCTTGGATTTACACCTCAACAATTTAATAGTTATTTAGATTATACATACGGTAATACACCTTCTTCTACAGCAACTACTTCTTCAGCTACACCTGCAAAGACAATTTCATCAGACTTAATTTCTAAACTTAGAAATGATCCAGATGTTAAAGATTTTATGTCTAATAGAAAACCTGACACAGATCCAGAGATGGCATCTAAGAAAACAACTATTGCTAAAAAATTTGGTATTAACCCGGATGATGTAAATACGTATCTAAGAGGAATAACTGATGAATCAGTTTATATAAAGGGCATGTTGTTAAACGAATTCATACCTGCTCTGCTAGCAGCTGGCAGAACACTGGCACCCATGGTAGCAAGGCAAGTAGCTTTGCAGGTAGGAACTGATGTTGCTTCTAGAGCCATTAACAAGAAATTACAGCAGAAAAAAGTTAATAAAGATATAAATAATAATGAAATGGAAGAGTCTAAGAAAAAGAAAATTATAGCTAAAGAGGGTATCGGGACTGGTACTTTAGGCGCTGTAGCAGGTGGTATGCTTGGTGGAGCTCCCGGCGCTCTTATCGGTGGTCTTACAGGTGCTGCAGCTCCCGGGGCAGTTAAAGAGATAAAGAGGGCTTTCTCTAATGAAAATGAAGAAGACAAGAAAAAGAAGAAAAAGAAGAAGATTAAAGAGTCTTCTGATATTTCTAAATTAGTTAGTCTTATTTCCCAAAAAAATTATGCTGAGGCAGATAAATATTTAAAGAACGTTGTCGATTCTAAAATTAAAGATAGAATAGAGAGCGCTTCAAACATAAATATATTTTAATATGGACAACAAAATAACAGACGCTTTAAAGACAGCAACAAAAGACATTCTCACAGAGGATGTTTTAAAAGAAATCGAATCCGCATTTAATGCCTCTGTTGATGAAAAAGTAAAACTTCATGTAGAAAAAGCTCTTATGGAGCAAGATTCTGATTATTCAAAGAAGCTTGAAACCCTTTTAGAAGCTCTTGATACCGATCATACAAATAAGCTCAAGATGGTTGTTGAAGCCATTGATTCTGATAGAGCAAAAAAATTAAAAGCAGTTGTTTCGAGATATGAAAATGCTCTTAATAAAGAAGCCAAAAATTTTAAAGACACTTTAGTTGAACAGGTTAGCAAGTATCTCGAGGTTTACCTCGATGAGAAAGTGCCTTCTACTGAAATAAACGAAGCAGTAAAGAATAAGAGAGCAATCTCTGTACTTGAAGAAATTCGTAAACTTCTCTCCGTTGATATGGCACTCGCGAATGACAACATTCGTGATGCAGTTGTTGACGGCAAGCAGAAAATAGATGAAGCTGCATCGCAGCTTGAAGCCGCTAATAAGCAGGTTAATAAACTCTCTGATGAGAATAAGAAGCTAAAAGCAAATCTTGTTCTTGAGACGAAAGTATCCAATCTTGATGAGGACAGAAAAACTTACATGAAGAAGATGCTTGCGAACAGAACAGCAGAGTTTATCTTGGAGAACTTTAACTATACATTAAAGCTCTATGAAAAAACTGAAGAAGAGCGGCTTGTAAATCTTAAGTCTGAAGCTTTAACTGAAGCTTCTTCAAATGCAGTCGATAGACCAGTAATTGAAGAGTCAGCAGTTACAGGAGAAGAAGCAGTTGATCCGTCATTCAATAACTACCTCTCCGAGCTACAGAAGTATTAATTTTGTAAGATTTACTTGAGGGCTTTGGCCCTGAACAGTAAAAAGGTCGACATTTAGTATAAAGGTATTTTATATATTATGGCAAAACAAATCCGTCCTACACAGGCTTACATTGATGAGTCACGTGCGCGCGTTTTGCTTGAGAAGTGGGCACCAGTATTGGACTACTCCTCAAACAACGTCGCAACGATTGAAGACGATCACACTCGTTTAAACACCGCCATCCTCCTGGAAAACCAAGAGAAGTGGTGTTTCGAAGCCAGCAATTCTGCTGGTGGCACGGGTGGAGTATTTAGTGGTGGCAGCATCGATAATGGTGGAGCTGGCAATCAGTTCCCCTCACAAAATGATGGTGCTTATGCTCCTAACGACTCACGACTCCCTAAGATCCTCATTCCGATGATTCGCCGTACGTTCCCTGAGTTGATCACTAACGAAATCGTTGGTGTTCAGCCCATGAGCGGACCCGTAGGTCTAGCTTTTGCACTCCGTTATAAGTACGAACCTACAAGCTTAGGTTATCAGTCTGGTAGCATTGATGGTAACACTGGCGCCACCCAATTCGGTGGTTCCACAAACCGTCAAGGTCTATCGGCTAATCCTGAGCTAGGTTATCAGTACCTCAACTCCGGATTCACCGGTACCACCACGAATGCATTTTCTGGTGCTGCTGGTTACTTCACAATGGTTGATCAGGACAAGGGTGTTGCACAGTTGCTCGCTAATTTCGAGTTAAACAGCAATATTCCTCAGGTCGTGGTCAGCTTTGAGAAGACCGCTGTTGAAGCTGGTACCCGTAGACTCGCTGCTCGTTGGTCAGTTGAACTCGAGCAGGATCTGAAGAACATGAACGGTATTGATATCGATACTGAGCTCACAAACGCTATGTCGTATGAGCTACAGGCCGAAATCGATCGTGAAATGATCATCAGAATGATCCAAACAGCCCTTAACGCTGGATATGGCACAGGCTTCTCAGTCTGGTCGCCCGTTTCAGCCGACGGCCGTTGGCTCGTTGAGCGTAATCGTGACTTCTATCAGAGGCTTATTGTTGAGGCTAACAGAATTGCAGTACGTAACCGCCGTGGCGCGGCTAACTTCATCGTAGGTACACCTCGTGTGTGCGCTATCCTTGAAATGTTACCCGAGTTCCAGTGGGTTCCAGTACAGGGCAATGTTAACACTCAGCCCGTAGGCGTCGCTAAAGTTGGATCATTGGGTGGTCGTTTTAACGTTTACCGTGACACTCGTACAGAGGCACAGTTTGAGGCTAACGCCGGAGGAAACTTCGGTGGCAATGGTGGATTCCCTCCCTATGGCACTAGCACTCGCGATCGACGTCTTGAGTACGCCCTCCTTGGTTACAAGGGTCCGGAATTCTATGACACTGGTATCATCTATTGTCCTTACATTCCGGTTATGGTGCAGAGAACTATTGGTCCTAATGACTTCGCTCCTCGCGTTGGTCTATTAACACGTTATGGTGTTGTAGATAACATCTTTGGTGCGAATCTTTACTACCACGTAATTATTCTGCAAGGTCTCGGAACAGCGTTCCTACCTGGCCAGCAATCAGTCTACTTCTAAGCAATTAGAAGGTGCGATAAAAAAGAAATCAGCTTTCACCTGGTTCGTCCCAGGAACTTTAAAAAAGAGCCTCTTGCGGGGCTCTTTTTTTGTTTAAATATAAAAAAAACTACTGCGTAGAATAAATATTATTATGGCAACATCAATTACTTCAGTACTTTCAACTCCAGCTAGTTTAACTAGTACTTTTAAGTCAGCAAATTCTGCATTTACTGCTTCATTTTCAGTATCTGGCTTAATTGATAGCAATTTCCCTACCGGTGTTCTTTCTGGTGCAGGCAACGTGTTTAACGCTACACTTTCTTTTACAGTAACGGCTAACTCAAGTAACTTTATTACTGATGATGGAACTTCTGTTGTTCTTACCTTAGGTAGTATATATGGTACCCAAAGATACTCCGGATTCGTAAGACCAGGGAGCACATACCTACAAACAAGAACATCTGCAGCATTTGTTCTTGGATTTAATGGATCAGACTTCTTGAATACAACAATTGCGCTATCAAGCAATGCTACCGCTGTTGTATTAAACCCTTATGTAACATCGTTTATCGACATTCCTCAAACAGTAATACCTTTTGATAATGACGCTTCTGGTAACGTTTCCTACTTACACACTGTAGGTGACAATGTAAGAAGATGGAATCTTTTCGGATAATTATTGCCGAACAGTTTTAGTAAAGTATTTCCACTTGTCCCACATAGCATGGTTCTCTTTTAATAACTCTTGGCTACTAGCTCTAATAGGATTAATATCAATACCACCACGTCTTACATATAGACACGCAACCATTAGTTCTTCTGGTTTAGTCAAATCATATAGACGTTTATAAATGGTCTCACAAATCTCTTCATGAAAATGACATTCATCTCTGAATGAGACTATGTATTGTAATAAAGAAGTTTGATTAAGCTCATAAGGTCCTTTGTAATGAATATAAACATCACCCCAATCCGGTTGAGATGTGACCCTGCAATTACTCTTTAATAGGGCTGAATGAAAGCGTTGAACCTTGCTTGTATTATTATCAAGCCAGCCTAATAGCTTAGGATCTTCCTTATAGCCGCGAGATTTAATTGACGTTACATCAATATTATTTTCCAAGGTAGGGTAGTTGGCGCTAGAGAATAAAGGTGGATAATACATCGCATCATCAATAGCTTTTGTTAGTCTCACACAAACTCTAACTTCTGTTTCTAATAATTTAGATAAATCGTTTTCCATAACAGCTTCAAGCTGCTGTAAAACACTAATAATATTGCCTTGATATGTCTCCATATTAAATGAATTCATATAGAGCTTAATAGACTTTGACTCAACAATATATTTGTTAGTTGCAGGGTATACAACCTTAGCAATAGCAGAGACCGGCATTCCTTCATTAGTTAAACAAGACACTTCATAAGCATTCCAGATATCATAACCGTAAAACGGAGGATTATCATCAGAGATATCTAAATGCTTTCTATTATTCTGTCTCGGCTCACGAACCAAGAGCGAGGGGTCGTAGGTACATTTATACCCGGTTATTTTACCAAGATGCTTTGATATATTACTATTATCTAATTCCGTATTCATGTAGTTTTATTTTAATTGCTTCCATTCGTTCTTCAACTGTTCCTTTTAAAATAGTTACCTTTCCTTTTAACCTTTCATCTGACAACCAAAAATTTTCATACTTATCAATAATTGCATCTCTAAATTCCTTATTCGTGCTTCTCTCACCATCATTTACTAACGGAACGTCATGCGGACTTGGATAAAAAATATGATCATACTTCTTAATATAGTTTGTATAATACATCAAGCCCAAGCTATTTGATACCGGAAAATCATTCAGTCTACTTCCCGCAAAATAACTTGTATAAATCATTCCATCCATCAAGCAACGATCATGCAATATGCCTTTAAATCCAAACCCTTTATAGTCATAAAACAAGTTTTCAAATTCTTTATTAAGAATTAATGTCTGCGTCACATCATTAGCACCTTCTTCGTTTATATCACAATTATGCCAGCGCTTAATTAACCTGGTTACTTCATCAATATAGAATAGCTTAGAACCATAATACTCCTTACACTTATTTAAAAGTGTAGTCTTACCTGAACTCTGTGGACCTGTAAAAGTAAATATCATTTTCTTTGTAAGAGCATATTATACTCTCTTTCAATATCAGATACAAGCTTTTTTAAATCTCGAATCTCTTTTAAAAGAATATCATTTTCCTCTTTAATCATTTTAAGTTGATTCTTTAAAACGTCTGCTTCACTATTTTTACGTCTAAATACTTCCATTATTGACATTATTTGCACCATTTCTTTCTCTTTACAATTTCAGCAATTATACAATAAACAGCTGTATCGCTGAAGGCATCGAATATTGATTCATTAGCTGTTGCAAAGGTTTTCTTTCTCAAAACCATGTTAATTAAACGTTGTATTTTATCGTTTAAACGCACGACAATTGCGGATATTGATGCAACAATGTCTTCCTCTTTGTGGAGATCAGACCCCAAGCTAATATTATGTGGACCGTAATCGAACTGTTTTTTACAAAATACACTATATTGCTCGGCTTGTATTTCTTTAAATTCCTTACATGTTTCAGGATAATCTCTTTCCACCGCTTTAATATATTCTTCAGGGTTCATTTATCTAATATTTTATATGCTGTAAAAAAGCTTTTCCACAGATCAAGTGCAGTATGTCGCAATGTACTATATACACCGTCAAGGGTCATACCTTCAATACTAACCCCTTGACTCATCAATATTTCACCCTCATCAACACCTGGAGTGACTCTATGTATAACACAGCCTGCAAGCTTATAACCTTCTGTAAAAGCTCTCTCTTGAGGATTAAATCCCTTGAGTGAAGGAAACTTATCTATAAGACCTGGATGCAAATTATATATCTCATATTTTTCGCATATTTCTTTTGGTACAATTCTCAAATATCCATGAAGCGTTATAATAGGGTTGTCATATCTCGATAATATATTTTGATAGCTCAACAAGTCTGGGCTAGGTGGTATATGTTGCCAGCAATGTAACATATTAAGTTTAGTTGCTCGAAAAGTAGTCAGCTCAATTAATTTTTGATTAATACCATCATTATTAAATTTATTATGAACAATACAATCCGGGTATACACCGAACGCATTACTAAGATCATATATCTCAGTACCTGTCTGTGAAAAAAATGCTATCCAGGGTCTACTCATCTACGAATAATTCGTCGAAACATCTTTAGATTATAATTTAACAGTTCAACTTGATCTTCTGTAAATTGATGCTCTATTAAATCAGCTAACTTTACATCTGGCTTTGTATGAAGACCGTAATCTGCATCATATCTCATTCCTGTAATTGCTGCTACGACAGGGTTACTTGTATCACAACTTACGATATTATAAATGTTATTATCAATATAATATCTAAATTCTTTAGCAAGAGAGCAACCAAGAAGATGATGGGGTTTATTCCATTCCCATACACCTCTTTCAATTAGTTGTGAAATAAATCTCTGTCTCCCAGTACAGAAGCGGTCAAGTTTATTGTTACCCTCACCTGTTACTTCGTAATAGCTAAAATCGAAACTTATTGCAATCATGTCCGCATCTGCTGCCATAAACTTATAACAGTTTAAAAGATCATGCCAAGATTGACCTTGTACTGCGCCAATAATCTTTGTAGTAAAATTACTTTTAAGTTGTCGAGCTTTTTCACTAAAATTAATATAGCTTGACACAGTTTCGTTTGCATCTTCAAGAACGTCTGGAGCAATAAGCATGTTCGGCTTTAAATCTAAAGCTGCTTCATAAAATTTCTCGCTATCAAAAGCTTTGCCGAGTTCAAAGATAGAGTTATCAAGAAGCACTTCTCGGTTGTATGTTTCTCTTGATGCTTTAAAAAAATTATAATATGCGGGCTGTCTTTCAAAGAGATGGACTAACGCATAGTCAAAGTCATTGTATTTTCTTGATTGCTCTAATAGAGATATAGGTGATTCGTGAGATACTTTCATTAGCATAATTATATTATAAATGTAAATATAGATATATCAACATGAAGTATCCGACATATTACGGAAATTATCTTGGAATTGTTATTCAAAATAATGATCCTCTTAAGCAGGGAAGAGTTAAAGTCTTTGTACCGCATATTTCGCCTTCTGTTTATAATAAATGGAACGAAGTTGTAAGAGATAAAAAATTTAAATTTATAGGTAGGAATAACTTTAGTGACCTTACAGATATTTTAGACGATCTTAAGAAGATATTACCATGGGCACATTTATCTGTTCCGCTTGCTGGTGAAAGTAGCAGCGGTAGATACAACAACTTTAATAACACTGGTACGATTAGTGATGGTAGTAATTTAAAAACAACTACTAGCAGTCTAACCTCTAACGCAATTGAGCCAGAAAACTTAACAAAATTTACTCAAAATTTGGACAACATAGGTGAGAAGCCTGGCAATTTATTTGATATAAGTTATTACAAATTAAAAGACGCTTTTACTAGCCCCGCAGAGACTAATGTTAATAACGTTAATAAATATAGCTTTAATTATACACCAGAGTGTTATAGTAATTGTGCAAAAGGCAATTTTCCTATACCAAGTGTAGGTTCACACGTATGGGTGTTCTTTAATAGCGGTGATCCTTTATATCCTGTAGTATTTGGTTCTTCTTTTGGTAGCGAAGACTGGAAGGGCATCTTTAATATACCTAGAACAGATATACCTGAACTATCTGCTAAGGCTGATCACGGTTTAGATTATCCAGGTGAATATGAAAACAACCTTCCTAAGGACGGTAAATATAATATTAATACCGAAACGTATAGAAATAAATACGTTATTAATCAAAAAGGCGGTACGATTGCTTTTATTAATTCTGATAATAGAGAGTCATTAAAACTGTCTCATTACTCCGGCTCGTTTAAAGAATTTAATAATCAAGCAAATATTGAACTAGCAACAAACAATGATCAAAAACTAGTATTAAACGATCAATTTCTAACGGTAAGAGGAACAAGAAATGAATTTACTCAACTTGATTACGATAATATAGTACAAGGAGACGTCTTTAAGAAAATAGGCAACTTAAAGGCTGATCTGCATAAACAATGGAAAGAGATATATAGTGACATAGCAGAGGTAAAGAGATTATTTGATATTCAAAGAACCGATTATGCGGAAAGCAGTAACGGTGATAGATTGACATCTAAGTTTCAAAAAAAGAACGGCAAGCCAGATCCTTGCCCAGTTTGTAATAAAGATACAAACAAATATTTTGTTTATAATAATTCTGTAGTCCCTTCTTTTGTAAATCTGGTTTTTCCTTCAACTGCTGATGCCAGTGGTGACTTTGTTTTTGGTCTTTCATTTTCTAGTGTAGGTAATATTATTAATAGTGTTCAGAATTTAATGAACTTAGGGTCACCACAGCTTGCATCACCTCTTACAAATTTAGGGTTCTCAAACGGACCCGGCTATATATTCGGCAATAAGTGTCCTGCATGCAATGGTACTGGTATAAGCCCTAGCTCTCAAGGTGGAGAGTTTACTAAGGATACTGAAAAAGCTAACGTTAACGCTTTATACAGAGATAATATAGTTAAACTAGCAGAAATCGAAAAACAAATGGGGCTTGGTGGTAGCGAAATAATTGAAATTACTAAGCATAAAATTGAAACTATTGGTATGGTTATGAACGATTTTGGTTCCATTAGAGTAGATCCAAAAGGTAAAATGTATATATCTGAAGTTAAAGTTCATGAATTTGGAACATTTTACAACAGAACACCTACACCATTAGTTGAACTAGTTCACGTTGATGATCTACCTGGTGGTAATTATACGCTTAATGTGTGCAACCGTTATAACGTTCTTGTTGGAGCAGGTGGATTAAATCTTAAATCTTATGGCGTTGTTAATGTAAGTGGTTCTATTACTAATGTAGCTGGATCGCAGGTAAACATCTCCAGTGAATTAGAGACAAATATAGATGGTGGAAAGAGATTATCTCTCACCGGTGATGTAGTAAGTATCAAGCAACGAGATGGTAAGCAAGTAGTAGTAGAAGGTTCATTAGGAGTGACAAATAATGTTGTAATAGCAGGTGGTTTGCATGTAGAGGGTGAGATAACATTTAATCATTTAACTCATCCAATTGAACTTCAGAATACAGAAGGCGCTACCGCTTTTGCAGCCCCAGTATCAGACATAACCAATCAAACCGGTGCATGTATAGGATTTGGCGTGTTTAATAATAATGTGCCAATACCAGTACAAAAATTAGGCACAACATATTACAAATATAATCCTGCTCCATCATATACCGGTGCACCTTGGATGGGCTTCACAGATGCACAACGAATCTGTGGAAGGTTGTTTAAAGATCTGCCTATAGGTTATATCAAGACAGGCACAATAACTAGTAAAGGTATAGTAGATTCAACTGGAGAACCAGTTACAGTTACAAATATAGCAGATGTACCGGTTTATGCATCAGCAACAGGATATCCCGGAGGAGGTGATACCCCGGTGTATGGATCTGGACCTGGTTCCGCAGGTCCGTGGTCACCAGTAGGAGCTGCACCATTTGATGGCTGCATAAAGGCGATATTTACCGGTGGTACTGATCCACGTCTCTTTGGAAGTGTACTTAACCCAAATACAATGCCTATTATGGTTTTTGGTGCAGGTAGAGATGAAGATTGTATAAAAGTTGCAACACATTCACATGTTTATAAGACTCATCCAAGTACATTAAAACATAGAAATGCAGATGTAAGAGAAGTAGCAATTAATAAAGATGGTCCAATAATGTGTGAATCTATAAACAATAGGCCTACAAGCGGTTAAGAATATCTTGTTCCCCAGGTGACTGTCTCATTTAAACAAGATAGATCTTTGCCACCTGCATAACTAATTGCACTTTGCAGATCTTGTTTTATCTCTTCAAGCTTCTCTTTATATGTAAAACTGTCTGTTTTCAAAAGCTTCATAGTACCTTCAATATTTTTCTTCTCTATTTTATTATGCACACTGGCTGATCCGTAGTATTGCTTGTATCTATGTCCATTGCTATCTTTTATTACAGGAGCAGGACTATCTGTACATGCTGCAAAAAGAGACCCACACATAACCATACTTGCTCCTGCTACTAAGGCTTTAGCAATATCACCATTGCAGCTCACACCACCATCTGCAATAATAGGAATGTTTTTATCCTTAGCACATTCCAGTAAACAGCTAAACATAGGATATGTAAATCCTGTTTTATCTTTAGTAGTACATGCATAGCCGCCACCAATGCCAACTTTTACTGCATCTGCTCCTGCATTATACAGATATTCAACTCCTTGATACGTAGCCACATTGCCTGCAATAACTTTTGTAACTGGAAGTGTCTGTTTAATATGTTTTATTTGATCTGCTACTTTTGAATGATGACCATGTGCAACATCTATTGTTATAAAGTCTACTCGAAGCTGTCGATTAGCTAATTCAGTAATTATTTTTACATCTTTTGATTGTATGCCGACACTAATTGATACTGTTTTAAAATTGTCCATCCATGCTCGATCATTAGCATTCTCTACAAACTTTATGATGTCATTATCAAATCGATGCATGATATAAAAACAATTAGCAAAATCTAAAGCTTTACATATGTCATAATCTACGCAACATTTCATATTAGCAGGTATGACGGGTAGCTCGAACGGTTTACCACAAAACTCTCTTGTTGTATCGATGTGGTATCGCGATGTTATATCATTAAACTTTGGAACAAGGAATACATCCTTATAATGATAACTCGGCATTAATTAATTATAATTTAGTTCTACCCTTTTTCCAGTTATTTCTATGCTTTGAAACCCAATCAATAAGTGCTCGTTCAAACCCAACATCTGTTCCTGCTTTTTCAGACATATACCACTTGTTTCTTAAAATTTCTTCTCTCTCGGCGGTGAACTCTTTATATAAATCTAAGCCGCAAAAATCGACGTCAATAGATGACAAACTACTCACATAATTATTTATTCTAAACAAAAGAATATACTACACTAGTAACCTTCAAAAAGGTTCCCACCAACCCACCCCTAGTGTAACTAAGTACAACTGCTCCTTCAGTTTTATTTATATTTTACACGATAATTTTTCTCTTAAATTATCAAATATTTGATGGTTCTCTACTGGTGCCTGTCTCTTCAAGGTGTCTATAATTTTTAATGTTAAATCTTTTTTCAACATACTCATCCATTTTACGCTTGGCTCATAGCCTAAAGGTTCGAGAGATTTATGAACTATAAAAAATAATATAGACTTTTCATCGTCTGTTAATGCATCAAGCTCCCAACTGTAGATCATAGTTTAATATTATCAAATATATCTTCTGAAATATTAGTATCCCTTGCACCAATCTTATATGCACTAATTTCTGTCTCTTGAGGCGCAACTTGCACCTTGCTACTATCTAAATAGCTATCAAGCCATCCGGAGATAGGATTAGTTTTCTCATTAAAAATCTTTTTGTATCCTAAAGAACGTAAACGGTTGTCACAAAGCCAGCGAGCATAACCACCTAGTACCTCGGCATTTAATCCTAGCAAAGAGCCTTTTTTAAATAGATATTCGGCCCATTCCATTTCGTTCTTCGCAGCTTGTTCATAAAATGCATATATTTTATCTTCATTACGCTTCACAAGACCAGTAAACCCCTCACGGTCATCATCACGTAAAATCTTTATTAAATTCTGTGTAATACTAAAATGCTGTGATTCATCGCGCTGAATAAATTTAATTATCTTTGCATTACCTTCCATTTTTCCGCGATAACCAAAATAAAAACTACAAGCAAATGAAACATAAAATACAAGGCCCTCCATACAATTAACAGATAGAATGCTGTCAAAGATCTTCTCTTTAATATCTTTTTTGTCTTCAGAGCCAAGAATTTTATCAAAATTATTTCTAATAACCTCTGCACGATCAACAATTTCTTTATCTTCCATTACGCTATCAAAAAATGCTGATGCATCAGGATGAACGTTATTAAGAAGATAAGAATATGAATAACTATGAATACCTTCAAAATGTGCCCATGTATTCATACAAATTTCTAATTCGGGATTAGATACATAATCTTTTAGTGAATGTATAGAGCGAGAGAGCATACTATCGCCTAATGTCTGAAATTTTAAATTTGTATCAAAAACAAAACGTTCTTCACTTGTAAGTTCTTTATAATCATTACGATCTTTCTGTAATGATATTTCATGCGGCCACCAAAAGAACTCTTCTTGTTTCTTAAATAAATCAAAGAAAATAGGATACTTAAATTTATCATAGCGCTGTAAATTTAAATCTTCACCAAGAAAGAGAGGTTGCTTTGTATAGTCAATCTTCTTTCTGTTTAAAACTGTCTTCATAGTACTATTATATACTTATAGCTTGCAAGCTCCACTCGCGCAGTCATTATCTACAGCTATCGATTGCTCTTTATCACCATCATCGGTATTGTTATAATAAAGACTAATTAGTCCCATGCTGTACGCATACATTAATTCTTTCATTACTTTACTATCTGGTAATATGTTATTCGGGTAGTGACTATATGTATAATATATGTTAGTTGAAATAGCCATGTCGATATATTTTTGAATTACAGAACTTACATTTATTATACCAGTATTATCTTTAAAATCGAAAGCGAGTTCGTAATTATCCTCATATTTACCTATACCAGGCACAAGTACAGGCAGCTTACCCATTTTAGACGTCTTGTATGTTATAAGTGATCTTACTGGCTCAATACCGTTAGTGGAGCTTTGAATAACTGAGCTTGATTCACAAGGCATACAGCATGAAAGAGTTGAATGTCTCATTCCATGTTGTTTTATAAGCTCTCTTAACGCATCCCAGTCAAGAGCTAGCTTGCGTTTAACTATATTATCAACATTCTTCTTATAAGTGTCTATCGGAAGAACACCTTTACTGTATTTGGTATTTAAGAATTTTTCACATTTACCTTTTTCAATAGCTAATTGAACACTTGATGAAATAAGATAATATTGAAAGTACTCCATCCATTCATCGAGCGCAGTTAGTGCAGACTTACTATTATATGAGAGTTTATTCTTAGCAAAGAATGCCGCTAAATTAGTTATACCTATACCAATGCTTCTTCTCTTTTTAGCAAAATTTTCTGCAGCATTATTAAAGTACGTTTGTATGTCAATTATTTCATCTAAAAATCTTACAGTTAAATCACATGTTTTCTCTAAATCTTTCCAATCTTTTATCTCAAGCATATTAATAGCCGATAAGATGCACATACCAATCTCCGCATCAGGATCGTTAAAGTCTTTTAGAGGTATCGTGGGGTGAATAACCTCTGTACATAAATTACTCATTGTTACCTTATCAAGCCAGGAGCTATGCTCATTAGCACTATCTACATTAAGAATATATATTCTTCCTGTTTCAACTCTCTCTTTTACAATCAAAGAGAATAATTTTCGTGCAGATATCTTTTTCTTTTGCTTTATTTTTTTATCATTCTCACACTCTAAATAAACAGAATCAAATTTTGAAGTGCCCCATGCTTCCATAAGCTGAGGGACAGTATGCGGACTGAACAACGTCACATCTTCGTTTTTTATTACCCTATCATAAAATAATTTCGAAAGACCAACAGTATAATCTAATTTTCTAACTCTATTATCATCTGTACCTGCATTATTTTTTAATACAACCACATCGTCAATTTCATAATGCCACCATTGAATATTTGTTGTTGCAGACCCTCCACGAAGTCCATTCTGTTGCCATGCTTTAACGGAAGCTTCATAAATCTTTAAGAAAGGTATAACGCCTGTATGCACTACTTCGCCATTGTTTACAGGCGAGCCTATGGCCCGTATCTTTGATATATCGATACCAATCCCACAACGACTTGCAGTAGCAATTGAGATTGCTGTACCTGATGCAGTAATTGATTCTTTATTATCTTCTACACCAATCAAGCAGCAGCTTGCATATTGACGTGAGTTAGTTCGTACCCCTGCCATAACTGGGGTAGGTAAATTAATTTTATGTTTTGATATTGCATTATAAAAGCGTCTTACATATTCGGAGCGCGTCTCTTGTGGGTAATTTATAAAAGAATAACACGCAATAAGCATATAAGCAAATTGTGGCGTCTCATAAATGACATCTGTTACTCTGTTTTTAATAAGATATTTGTCACACAGCTGCTTTATACCTGCATATGTAAAGATTAAATCGCGATCATGATCAATATACTCGCCAATTTTGTTTAACTCTTCTTCTGTGTATTTCTCTAAAATGCTAGGATCATAAATTTTATTCTTAATACCGCTATTGATAACGTCAATTAATCGCGGCGCATGACGACCACCCCATACATCTTTTCTAAGCTGATAATTTAGTAAACGACTAGCTACAAGCTGGTAGTTCGGCTTTTGTATTGAAATTAAATTTGCGGCAGAGTCGATAATGACCTGGTGTATTTCACGCGTAGTAATATTTTCTTTAATATTTAATTTCGCATTAATTTCAATTTCAGAAAGACTAACATCACTAACACCATCAATAGCCCATCTAATAACTTTATTAATTTTTTCTATATTAAATTTTTCTTGTTTGCCATTTCTTTTTTTGACAAATATTTGTGTGCTCATTTTAGGGGTAAATTATTTTAAAAAATAATTAAAAAAGTATTTATGCATTACTTGCAGTAAAAGCTAAGAATTATTATACTTTTTTACAACGGCGTGAATAAAATTTTTAGTGCTTGTTCCGCACTTATTTTTATTACTCAAAACATAAATAACGGGATAACTTAATGCTTGAAATTTAGCTATATTTTTTGTATCAATAAAGCTCGAATATATTTCATCAATTGAAAATTTTTGCGAAGAAAAGGTATTTAAGCATTCGCTATCGATAGGGTAGATACCTTTCTGTAAAAAAGCAAAACAGTTGTTACACGTTAAATTAAACTTTTGCAGTAAAGCTTTATACTCTGTAGGGTTTATCTCTTCCTTATCTGTAAGCCCAAGAGTTTCAAGTGAGCTAACCAACGGTATGAATTCTGATCTAATAGGTATTCTTACGCCCCGAAAGAACTTTGGCATCATAGTTTCCTTTGGAATAAAATGAATTATGTCTGTAGACTTATATTGCTGACTTACTATGATTCGTTTTTGATCATAAAGATTTTTTAATTGAAACCCAAGCATTATAACTGGGTAATCACTATCGCTTAAATACGAGAACGAGTCGATTTCTAGCGGCTCATTAACTAACTCTACATCAAGTAAATTCATATAAAGAATTATATGAACTGTTTTTTGTAGATCAACTAAACCTTTTTCAAGAATTCAGTAAGCAATATCACTACTATTGAGGTAATAGATGCTAGTATTGAAGTTGTGATAGCTGTCTTAAAGCTCCACTTGTGTGTATTCTCTACTCTTTTTTTATCGAACTCTTGCTTAATTTGATACGATATATTATTAAACTTTTCATTTACTACTTCGGCAATATTAATAAACTTTAATCTCATTTCTGTCTCGAGGTTATCGAGCTTATTATCTAAATTATCACTCAATGTTGTAATACGGCCATCGAGCTTTGTAACCTGATTTGTTAAAGAAGGCGAACCATTACCTGTGTAAACGGTTTGATAGATATGCTCCATATCTTTCTGCAACTTATTAAAGTCAATTGGTGTAGGTTTTTTTGGCATATTATGAAATTTGAAAGGAATATGACAATATACCGCGAGGAAGCGAATAAACTTTACCTCTCGTTGATCCTGATTTATCTTTTACTACTATTGTCATTTTATCTTGTGTAACTACAGGTCCATTAACAATTTCTACGCTACCGAGGTTTATACTGTAAGTCTTAACACCCTTAATGACATCAAAGACTTCTATCGTATTTTTACCTACTAGAACAGCAGAATAAAGCTTAGACATATTAAGTATTTATGTAGGATATTAAATATAATTATTAAATAATAGAAATATATGGCTGATACAATTACGAAAATACTGATACGAAAAGGTACCGATGTTCAGCGCAGAACAGCAGACTCGACAGGAATTATTTTCAGTAGTGGTGAGCCTGGATGGTGTTTTGATACTAAAAGATTATTTGTAGGTGACGGCTCTTCTTCTGGTGGGTTTCCTGTTGGTATGGCTAATCTTGGCTCCGTTCAAGTATTTTACGGCGGAGCAACTAACGGATTTACTAACGAAGCGCTCAATGCTTTTAATGTTTATGGAGCAGTAGCAGGAGATATAATTTATGATAGAGATACCCGCTCAATATATTCCTTAACAAGTAGTAATAATTTTCCACCACTAACTTCTGACTTTGTAAAATATGATGTCTCGCCTCTTTTAAATGAAGACATGCTTGAATATAATCTTTCAAGAGAAATACAAATAAAAAATGGTGGTGTTGGACCGTCCCAGGTTGGGTTTGGTGTTGTCGACGGTGTCACTCTTGTAAAAACAGCAGTAGCAGATCCTATTTCAGTTAGAGATGGTGGTATAACAAATGCAAAGTTAACCACGATGTACCCCAATACAGTTAAGGCCAATAGCTCTACGACTGCAGCATCACCGGTAGATGTAAGAGTATTTCCACGACAAGTAGTAGGAAGAACAGCATCATCAAACTTAACAGCATTTTCCTTTGATACAATTCTAGCTGAATCTTCTTTTAATGGCACAAACGGTGTAATTGTTGATAAAACTGGTATAACTGTTAACGTAAGGCTTGATACAACAAAAATTACTTTAGGTTCGTCAATTAATCTTAGAGTACCTACAGTTGTAAATTCAACATTGAGTGCATCGGGTAATATAACCTGCGCGCAAGATATTATTGCTTATGCCTCTCTTTCAGATGAAAGATTAAAGAACGATTTAGTAAAGCTAGAGAGCCCACTTACAACGGTTACTACGCTAAATGGTTATGAATTTACATTCAATAACGAAGCACCAGAGCATTTAGCTAACAAAAAGTCTTACGGGTTAATTGCACAAGAAGTTGAAAAAGTACTGCCTCATGCTGTTGATCAAAGACCGAGCGGATTTAAGGGAGTTGATTATGAGAAAGTAATTCCTCTTCTTGTCGAGTGTATTAAGGAATTAAAAACAGAGATTGATACTTTAAAATGCAATTCAATAAACAAATAAAAAAAATCTTAGAAGATTTTAATGTTTATCCACAAGCACAAACAGCAGCTAGTATGGGACCTGACGCAGGAATGACATCTGGTGATCAACAAAACACATTTCCCAGCAAAATGACTTCTTTAAAAGTACAGTTACCTAAGAAAAAAAAGTCTAAGCTGAAAAGAAGAGTTTAGCTAGATTATTAGCTCTTCCTTTTACTTGACCAGCCCATTTGCTGTTTAGGATCTCTTCTCCAGCTTTCTTGTAATTACCGTCAGTAATATGTTGCTTTGTAATATTAAATTTACTCAGTCGAGTATAACCTAAATTAAAAGACATATCTAGTACAGCTAGCTTTACGTTGCGTGGTAATCCATCAAACTGGGGAAGAAATTTCTTTGCATCGTTATAAGCTGTCTTGACGTTAATTTGAAATAACGTTTTAATCTGATCGTCAGTTAAGTCTTGCTGACCATTTATTACTTTGTTATAATCTGCACCAATACTTTTAATTATAGCCGGTGCATCAGGTCTTGTTAGATTAAATCCTATACCAATTGTCTTCTTACCTACTGAATCAAGATAGACATGGTTCTTATGACCCTCGTGCTTTCTTATTAAATTAAGCACGTCATCGAAAGTAATACGCGTATCTGCTACATTCTGAACAATAGCAGAGGAAGGCGGAGGCGGGACATCAGAAACGGCTTCTAATAGCTTCTTTACAAGGTTGTTAAATCGCACCTAATTATTTAATTAAGCACTGCAACCTTTACAATCTTAGGATACCTGTTGGCAAAAATTTCAGCATCAACTTTATTAACAAAGAATACATCAATAACAGGCATTGTACCATGGGAAGCCACTTTATCCTTAACAGCTGTACCAGTATCAACAGCTCTAACTAACCCAACGTTAGGTATAATGACTTCTTTATGGTAAGGTATAATACGCGGATCAACAGCAATAGAATCACCTTGCTTGAGTGTATAGCCTGTAGAACTACGAAGCCTTCTACTATCAGCATCTGTAGAACCACCGCGTGCCCAGTATACAGTTAGTCTAGCTGTTAACACCCTACAATCGCTACTCGTTGTAGGTATAAGTGTATTACAAAACATAATACCCTCTTTCTTAACTTGAATATTATTTGCTAACTTAGCTTCTTCCTTAGGTGCAAGATTCTTAAGCTGTTGCTTGACATCCTTTACAGTCAATGGACGTGGAGTGTAGAACATTGTCATGCTTGCTGTGGTTGTAGTGAGTAATATACCTATTACTATAGCTATTGTGGTTTGTGTTTTTTTCATAAAGATTAGTTTGCCGAGAACGGCTGAGGCCTAAATAGGCTAAATAAGTGTTTAATTATTTATTAATAATACCGGATTCCCATGGGAAGTCAAGCCATATGTTGTCGTCAAAGCTTTTAACATAGTAATCCGGTTTAAATGAAGTAGATCTCTTTGTATAAAGTGTTCCAAATTTATAATTTTTAAATCTATGAAAATCAAGATGTTTCTTCACTGCATTGAGAGTGTTACCTTTATCAGATAAATCATCAATAACAACTATGCTCTTTTCTCTATAATAATCATTAAAAACTAAATCTGGAACTTGCTTCTTCTCTATACTTCCCGCTGTATTATCATTATTATAGCTCTTAATACAAAAATTATATAGTTCACAATCCAATTTATATGAGATAATAGTTCCTGGAATAAGACCGCCTCGACCAATTGCTACAATTGCATCGCATGCTTGAATCATATCTGCAAGATATCTACAGTCTCGTTCGATAGTATTCCAGCTAATATATACTTTTTGCGACATGCCTTATTATAGGCTGTTTTAAATTATTTTCCAGCTATACGAGAGATGTCTTGAATAATATTATTAAGGTTTAAGAGAATATAATTATAGTCTTCTTTAAGTCCTCTTTGAGCTCTTTTTGTCATGTTGTTTAGTTCAAGTGCTATGCGCTTACGAAGTGTATCTGTTGATTCTTCCTGCTCTTCTCTACTAGCAGGGTACTCCATTACCTTATATGAATAGCCCGTCTCTTTGGTTGTGGTATGATTGATACCTTGATCATAGTTTTCATATATAGCTTTTATATCCTTCTTCACCTAAGTACTTATATGGGCGAGGATGAAATAAAGAAAAGAAAGAAGCTTGCCGAAAAGATTTTAAAGAACATATATTATTATAAACTCTGTGAAGGCTGTGAATCTGTTATTCTAATTGATTCAATCTTCTGTCCGGTGTGTGATGGTTATCGCTTTAATAAAAGCATTGAGCATATTGAAAAGGCTGTACATGAGTTAGCCAATAAGAAACAATCCAGTGTCTTACCCGCTGATTACTTTGATGAATATTTTGGTAAGTAATCGTTAAGATACTTTGACAAAAAGATTACCTGCTTCATTATTTCTTCCTTCTTAGCAGCACCCTTCGTCTTTTTTGCCTGGTTATATAGGTCCAGAATCTGGTCAGCGGTAACTTTTTTGCCGTCGGTTTTCACCATATATATTTATATAAATTATATTCAACAGGCAAATATCTGGTTGCATGAAAAAAAAATAAGATAAGTACTTTGAATGTTATACACATCTTGTAGTGAATACAAAGCAAAATGTTACCCATTTCATTGGAACAAAATAAATGATACATTGGGCTTTGTTGAGCATGCAGAGGATAAAGAACATTGGCCACCTTATGAAGACAATGATTCCAGAAATGCACTCTTAAATGTAATATTTTCTTTTACTTCATCTAAAAAAATTAATAATGCAAAGAAGATTAAATGGTTTATTGAAACTGGTACATGTAATGCTTTAACATGCATGCATGTATCTTCTGTCTTTGAAAAAGTTTCTACTGTAGAAAAATACAAGCCAGATGATAGTCGCTTGCCAGATAATTTTTACAGAAAGGTAAAAGACAATTTTAAGAACATAGATTTTTATCAAGGTGATTCTGTTACCTTTATTAAGACAGTCTTAAGTGAAGCCCCGCATGCACGTGCATGCTTCTGGCTAGATGCTCATAATGGTGTGCAAGAAGTACCGCTTATTGAAGAACTAAACGCTATTAAAGAGAGCAGTGAAGTTAAAGATCATCTAATCTTAATAGATGATGCCTGTGATTGTGGTCAAGGTAACTTCCCGGCATTCCCTGAAATTGCCAATGCTATAAGAAAAATTAACCCAGAGTATAATGTTGTCAAAGTAGATCACTGTAGAGGTATTATAGTTGGTTACGTGAGTTGAATTTTTAAGTGTATTGAATAAGATTATACATGTCAAACATTAATCCCCTCACCCTACAAGAACACGTTGCAACCTTCACTGCCGAATACGATAAGTTTTCTGGTGGTAATAACGCCGCAGGCACCCGCGCCCGCAAGGCCCTTCAAGAAGTGATTAAGTTCTCTCGTGATGCTCGTAAGGGTATCTCGGAAGAAAAGAACGCCCGCAAGGCTTCTAAGAAATAATTATTTCTTTAAAGTAAGTTGTCTCTTACGTTCGCCCTTATGAACAGAGGCGATAGTACGGACAACCTCTGTGGCTCGTTCAAAGGTATCGGCCATCTTATAAATGGCCTCTAGAATATCGTATGCTATACCCCGGGCACGGAGATCAGAATTAATCTTCATGAAGGGTAAGGTGTGGGCTTTTTCTTCTTGTGCTTCCGGTGTTGTGGCAAGAGCTGTCATGGGACGAGCGGGTACAACGGGGGTGGAGGTATTGGTAGGAGGCACCGCAGGAAGACCCGGGGTAGAGTAAGCCTCAAAGATTAATTTACAATCACGATTCATTGTTTTCCTTTTCTAAAAGAAGACGGCTGTAATGTTTGAAGACATGATTATAATATAAACTATCTGTTTGTTTGTTTACATTGGCCAGGATAGCTTCACATTCTTTAAGCTTTAGTTTATTAACCTTCTTCTTATACTTCCTGGGCATATTAGTATTTATTATAATCAATACAGTAGTATTTGATATTAAGGGTATTATAATAAAGATGGTGACCACACAGCCGTTAACGGGTACTCCTAACTATGATCCCGAAAAGGTTATAGAAGATAGAGCTTCTGCCTCTTATATTGCCGAATATTCGGCTCCTAAGATAACCCTGGTAGATACCAAGCAGTTTAAGCTAGATAAAGACAACAATTTAAACAATAAAATTAAAGCGAGACTTGGGGATCTCCAAAGAGAATATAAAGACTTAGAAGATCTATACAACTTCAATTTACTGGTAGATGGGTACCAGCATAGCTTTATTCCGGTGGCAGGACACACATACTATCTTTACAATCATGATGGACACAAGTTCCTCAGTTTAATAGAACCCGATCACTTCCTTTTGTGCAAGGAAAGCTTTGTATTATCTACCCGTTACAATGGACAAGGCTTCTTCGAAAGGGTGGGCGGGGGTACCAACAATGAGCGAAGCGAATCCGGCGCGGCCCAGAATTGAGTTTTTACCAGTGATGAATTGCGTTGGCTATGATAAAGCCACAAGTAATAAAGTTAATCAGCACAATAAGCGTTCTAATTAATAAGCTGATATTAGCATCTCGTACCTTTAGATTAGGTACATCGGGCTTGCAATCATCTGTTAAGCCTACTCGATGGTCTACAGCCCTAGACCAGATTAACCAAAGCCGGTGTAACAATGTTAACTACGCTTCTTACCTGCATCCGAACGTTGTGAACGGAATGAAGGTTTGTGCCGGGTACCTAGAGGTTTGATGGGACGTATGGTGTGTTCCCGGAACATACGAGCCAATGCTTTATTACCAGAGTTTGTAGAGTGTCTAACTATTCTTGCCATATAGAGTATATTATAGGTTAGTTCTTTCCAAGGCAACAGTAAATTACCTCGGGGCGAACCGCACAAGGTATACCAAAGGTATCGTAGTGGGTGCCGCGAAACATCAAAGCAGGATCGTTTCTTAGGTAAGATAACTCTAATTCTGCCATGGTAAGAAAGGCTATATAGTCATTGGCCATCTCCAAGGTAGTCTTCTTCTTAGATGGTTCACCCAGTGCTGTTATAATATCACTCAAGGTATTGGATGCCTCTTGATTAGACTGTTTAAAGAATGTGTAATATAACTTAATAATATGGCTAAACACAATAACCATTTAATGTATTAATAATACAAAAGCTAGTGGGGGGCGGAACGGGCGGAACCCTAATAAAGCCTATACAAAAATTTTGCAAAAAAAATTTATAAAATTTTTGGCATGCACCTATATAGAATCCAAAGTTTTTTTTCTATATATACAAATTCCCGTACTGGGGGTTATATCCCCGTGGGGGTTTTAGAACCCACTACGGTGTTTTAGAAACAGTACCTGTATCTAGATACCATGGTCTGG